CGTAAGGCAAAGGCGCAAGCCACCAGCGTCGTAAAACCCGTCGATGAAAAAGCCGCAGAGCAATTCAACGCGGCACTGGACCGACTGGCGTTGGCGCGCGACTACGCGTCAGCAATCGAGCATGGAGGCAAAGGCCCGCAAGACTTCGCCGAGCTTGCTGGAGAGGCGCGCAAGGCGATTTGCGATGCCGGCGAGAATCTGGAGAAAAGTTTGTGCAAGCTCGGCCTGTTGCCAGAGGGCACGCGCTCCGGCTGGTTTGTTCCGGAACTCGAGCACAGTGCAGTGACATAAGGCACCAGCTCATTCAGGAAAGTGGATTCGGAATACCGGCCGGGCGGTGACCCGGGAAGCGGCGGCCAGGACGTTGACGCGTCCTAGCCGCCGTGATCAGCGCGACCCACGAAGGGAAACAGCGATGATCAGGATAAATTCTACTCGCGGAATGCAGATAGGCAATGCCTATCAGCGGTTCCTGGGCAGCCTGAACTTGAATGGCACCTGACCCGCGCGAAGAGCGGAGGAATTGCACATGGAATTGTTGATCTCGATTACCTACGCATTGGCCTTGATTGGCGTCATCGCCTTTGTCATCTGGGCCATGTTTTTCTCGCCGACTGCGCGAGACGCGTACCTCCAGCACAGCCCCGATCAGAGGCTTGCCGCGCTGACCGCCGAGGCCTGTCGCTATATCGAGGAAGTCAATCAGTCCCGGGCCTTCCCTACCGTCGACCTCGGCGCAGTAAGGCCGCAGGCCGGCGAGTTCGGGGTGCTCAGCGAGCCAGCGACCTCATTCGAGCTGCAGATCCGGCGCCGCATTGCCGGCATCGGCACGCGCATCCGCGTCGGTCGGGTCCCGCTCTACTTGGGCAGCGCGCAATCCGTCCCGGTTGAGACCATGACGCCGGTCGCAGTCGGGCAACTCTGCCTGACCAACCGGCGCCTGCTCTTCCTGTCGGATCGACGCTCGGCCACAGTCGCCCTGCAGGATCTGGTCGCTGTCGACGCGGGGCTGGAAACTCTGACCGTGCATTCCGGGCAGAAACAGCGGCCGCTGGTGCTCGCGGTCGGCAACCCGCAGAAATGGGCGGTCCTCCTCCGCCTATTCTCATCGCAGCCGGTGGAAAGCCCTCGGCTTGCCGACGGTGTCATGCTGCATCCCGAGCCGCCCGGCGCGCCTGGAGAGGTGTGGCTGCAGGCAGGCAACACTCGATGATCCCAAGGGCACAGCAGAGCGGTATTGCCTACACAACCCATAGGTTGTATCCTTGAACGCTAAACAAATCATCAAGAGGCTGCAGGCGGAGGGTTGGACAATCGACCGGACCACCAAGCACTGCATCCTGCGCAAGGGCAAGCGGATTGTTCCCGTTCCGCTACACGGCCCCAAAGACATACCAATCGGGACTTTGAAGAGCATAGAACGTATCACAGGGGTGAAATTGAAATGAAGACAGTCGTTTATCCGGCAAGGATCTCGCGCAAGAAGGATGGGGTCTGGTATGTCCAATTCCTCGACATCGAGAGCGGGTTCACTCACGGGAAGACGCTGGACACCGCGCTAGTGATGGCCGGTGACGTGCTCTCCGCCCTCCTGGCGTCGCGCATCGATCACGGTGAGCCGGTCCCGAAGCCTTCAGCTCGCCGGGGCAAGGGAATTTATCTCATCGCGCCGGATGCCAAGGTTCAAGCGGCACTCCTGTTGCGCACGGCACGGCGTGCGCGCACGCAGGGCTCGGTGGCAAAGGCCATGGGCACCAGCCAGCAGGCGTATCGCAAGCTCGAGCAACCGCGGGCCAACACAACCATCGGCACCCTGCAGCAGGCAGCCAAGGCGCTTGGCAAGAAGTTCGTCATCGAGTTTAGGTAGGACTCCACTGAAGATCATGCGAACTCCCAACCGGAGGCCGACCCATCCCGGCGCAGTCCTGCGCGAGGACGTGCTGCCGCACCTGGACATGACCAAAACGCAGTTCGCGCAGCACCTGGGCGTCAGCCGGCTGACCGTGTCGGAACTGCTCCTCGAGAAGCGCGCGCTGACCGCGGACATGGCGGTGCGGATCGGGATCGTGCTGCGTACGACGCCGGAGAGCTGGCTGCGGATGCAGGAGGCCTTGGACTTGTTCGAGGCCCGTCAGCGGGACGAAAACAAGGCGGCGAAACCGATCAGCAAAGCGAGAGCGATAGCCTGACTCATTGCCGCGCCTAGGCTGATCACCGAAAACCGGGTTCCCTTACCTGGCTGGCGCGGCTCCTATCTCAAGGGCAAGCACGAAGGGATGCAACATGTCCAAACAAGGAAATTCAGGAGCGGGCAATAAATCTCAGAATGAGCCTACCCACGAGGACCTGGCGCAGCGTCTAGACGGAGCTCACAAACGTGGCATAGAGGCCTATGGGGGCTACCCGAGCAAGCAACCGATCGTCCGGCTCCAAGCTGGAACGAGCGAAGTAAAACTGAAAGATATTCCGTGGGCAATTACCGACGCGTTATATCCTCCTTCGGATGTCCTGGCGATCGAAGACGGAGATACTTTGAGGGCGCTCATGTATGCACGCTCAAGCACGAAGCGCAGGCACTCCGATCTGCTTTGCGCGGCTATTAAGCGCCGCGATTTGCGCGCGCTCCACACTGATAGAACGCCATACGAAAACCCGCCAATTTCCGGCAATCTTGCGGGGGTGAATGCCACGGTGACGCTGGCGGATATCCAGGCCTATTTGAAAGGGTTTGAGATCGTTGTGAGCCTCGATGATCAACGCGCGGATGATCAACGCGCGCCGGCAAACAAATCTGGCCCAAAACCCAAGGTCGAGGCCTTGCAATTACTTGCCACGGAGGCCGCTGAGCGCCATTACGATTCCTTCACCGACACGAGATATTGGACTGCGCCCAAGGTGGTTATCCACAGAGACTTCGTCATCAAGGTTTTCGGGGAAGCTAAATACGTGGATCCGCGCGCCGTGAAAGACCCGAAAAAGTATCTTGAGCAGTTCGGAGTTCATAAGCGCGCGATGCTAGATGCCGTTCGCAAAGTGCGAATGCGCCGATTAAACAGTGCAGAAATTAGCGGCGACTAGGGTTTTCTGCACTGTCCTTCGAAACCCGCTCCTGACAAGGTTCTCCGCGTGCAGAAAATAATTTCTGCATGTGCAATCAATCCCCGCTAGGCCCTCTTTTCCTAGATTTTCCGTACTCCGCGAAGTCACCAGCATTAAAGTTTGCGCAATGAGGACGAAAACAGCCGCCTCATGGATGTTCATACGAACGGAGCAAACTAAATGTCTGGATCCAGTGTGGTAGAGAAATTCCCCAAGAAGCTCGTCGACGAATTCTGGTCGGCCCCGCCGGAAGCGTTCTTTGACCAACAAGTCGTCGCCCAGGTTCTCCGCAAGAGTCAAGCATGGGCCGAGCGAGCTCGTGTTTTCGGAAATGGCCCACCGTTCCGGCGTATAGGTCGGTCGATTGTCTACAAAAAGGCCGACGTTGTTAACTGGCTCGACCAACACGCAACGGTGACCAGCACCTCGGAATACACCGAAACGCGGCGCGCAACATCGCCGGCAGTAGCCACGTAGGTGCTCCGTGGACGCCAGGAAAAAACACGACGACCGCAACGTGGTCCCACTTCAGAGCCAGCGAGTTTACGCAGGATGCGGTGGTCACACAGCAAAGATCGACACCCGAGGCCTCTGTGTAACTTGTAAGGTAGGAAGCGCGGCCGTTAACCACGTATCTGCCGCGATGGCCGCGATCTCAAGGTTGCGCCGACGCTCGGATGCGGAGGCGGGATGAGTTCCTCTCCGGACGTAGCTTCAGTGGGGGTCGCCGCTCACCTCGACCTTACAGACGGGGCAGCGCCAGCGGGCGAGGCCGTAAAAGTCGGTCTCGATGAGCACGGCCTTGATCCCTTTGTCGAAGCACGGCTGACAAAGGAAGTGCGGGAGTTCGCTGGCGTCGCTTTGCAATTCGCTGGGCGGCTTGAGGCGATACGCAAAGACATCCCGGTTGGATGCCAGTTTGCTCAATTGATAACGCTCGCGGTCCGCTTGCTTGCGCTCCAGGTCTCTGCAGCGCTTGTCCAGGGCGGCGATCGTTCCATCTTTCTCGATGATGGCCGCGAGTACCTCCGAAAGTTGGGACTGCATCTCGAGGATGCGATTCGTGAGGTCCATCTGAACGGTCGCGATTACCTGTGCATCGCGAAGATTGATGAGCGATCCGGCGAGATCGCGAATGCCATTCAGGCCAGTCAACAAACCACTGATGGCGGACATGTCCACGGAGGCTCCTTCCGATGATGGAATTTGACGGGAAATCAAACTCTAGCACCGGTCGGAGTCTCCATCCTTCAGTCACCGACTCGGCCCTGCAGCACGTCGACCGACTTGAGCGCGCGCGAGGTCTCGACTGATGGCGCGCATCCGTACCATCAAGCCCGACTTCTTCACTTCCGAGGACATCGTCGGCCTGAGCCCGCTGGCGCGTCTGCTGTTCATCGCCACCTGGTGCGAGGCCGATCGTGAAGGCCGGATTGTCTGGCGGCCGAAGACCCTGAAATTACGATATCTGCCAGCCGACGACTGCGACATCGACGCCCTCGCCGCTGAATTGACCGACGGCGGCCTCGTTGAGGTCTATCAGGTAGATAGTCAGGAATTTGCGGTAGTCACTTCTTTCACCCGACATCAGGTCATCAACAACCGCGAAACGCCGAGCGTCATCCCGCCCCAACCTGAGGACGCGACAGGCACGCGTGATCCACGTGTGACCCACGCGACAGGCACGCGTGAGGACGCGACAGGCACGCCCCTTTCAGGAAGGGAAGGGAAAGGAAGGAAGGAAAACGCGTCGATGACGCGCACCCGCAAGACTTCCTTGCCGATCGACTTCTCCATTTCCGATCGAGTCACCGACTGGGCATCGAAGAAAGGCTTTGAACGCCTGCAGGACCATTTCGATGCCTTCGTCGAAAAGGCGAGAGCGAAGGATTACCAGTATGTCGACTGGGACGCCGCGCTGATGATGGCGATCCGACAGGACTGGGCAAAGCTCCGGATTAACGGCGGCACCTCTTTAAATCGCAGGGAGCTGGCCCTATGACGCCCGCTTACGTTGAACGCCGGGTCCTTGCCATCCTTCTGACGGCCCCCGGGCGCATCGCCGAAACCGGTCTCAAGGTCGACGACTTCACCTTCGAGTATCACCGGCAGATTTTCCGAGCGATCGCCGAGAAGCAAACCGGTGACATCCTGGTTCTCGGGTTGCCCGACGATGTGAGCCGTTACGCAGTCGCCCTCGATGAGGACTACGCGCCGACGAACCTTTGCGTCCTCGCCGACGTCATTCTCGACGACGCGAAACAGCGTGATTTCGCCCGCAGCGTATCCCGGCTCCGCGGCGGCGCCAGGAAAGACATCGAGGTGACTCGATGAGAACGCTACCCTTCGGCACTGACCTCAATGCGCTGCTGGACCTCTACCGCAAGGGGTTGCCGCGCGGATCGAGCACCGGCTGGAGCGCTGTCGACCGTCACTACACGGTCGGGCCATCGCAGTGGACGGTGATCACCGGGATCCCAAACCACGGCAAGAGCGAATGGCTAGATGCCCTGCTGGTGAACCTGCTTGACCGCCCGCTCGACGGTAAGCCGTGGAAGTTCCTGATCTGCTCGCCGGAAAACTGGCCCCTGCAGGTCCACGAATCGAAGTTGCTGGAGAAGGTCATCGGCAAACGCTTCGGCGATGGACCAAGCAACAGGATGACGGAGGCCGAATTGCGCGGCGCGGCCGAGAACGTCATGCGCAATCGATTCACCTTCGCCGAGCTCGACGAAGGCGAAACGTTCCCTGATCTGCTGATCGGCATCCGCGAGTTCGCGGCCGCCAGCAAACGGCACCAGGTCGGCATCGTGCTGGATCCCTGGAACCAACTCGAGCACTGCCGCCCGGCGGGGCTTTCGGAAACGGAATACATCAGCGAGGCACTATCTGCCGCGATCCGGATCACGCGCGCGACCGGCGCGCATCTTTTCATCGTCGCGCACCCGGCCAAGCTGTTTCGCGACAAAGAAGGCAATCGACCGGTACCGACCCCATACGACATCAGCGGGTCGGCGCATTGGTTCAACAAAGCGGACAACTGCATCACGGTCTGGCGTAACGTGCACGCCGAGCCAGGCGACGCTGACTACGGTGTTGTGCACATCCACGTCCAGAAGGTGCGCTTCAAGCACATCGGCTATCCGGGCCTGGCTTATCTCCGCTACGAACTCGCCACCGGTCGATACAGCGACCTGGCGTCAGTTGCGCCCCACGGTAGCGATCGGAAATCCGCCGCGGCCGGCGAGAAGGTGGACTTGTGAAAGTCTCCAGAGAATTCAAGGAAAACTTTGATCTGGTGGTCGCGCACTACGGCTGCACACCAACGGAGGTCTCCGAGATGAAAGCCTGCATCACCGAGGCCTCTCTCGCCGACGCGGACAGATGTTTCACTGAGATCGCCAGCCGGATTCGCGGGCGGTCTCGAACAGGGGAGTCAACCAATGTTTGAAATATACGAAAGTGGCCTCGCCCTGGCGCGCATCAAGCCGGCCGTCTTGCCCCTGCTGGACATGATCCGGGATAAGGCAATGCTCGAGGCCTGTCCGCTGTTGGATCGGAAGAATCTGCCGGCGAGTCCTTCGTGGTTTTTGCGACTGCCCGAAGTGAAGTTTTCGATGTTCAACGTAGCAACCCAGGAGCTGAAATGACTGAAAAAGTGACGATAAGCAAAACAGAAGTCGGCGCCGCGAAGCCGGCACCCACGGTAACCGATGCAAAGGGTCGCGTGCTGACGCTGGTCGAGCCCGACGTCCTGGCGCCCTACCGCCTCGTGCGCATCGTCGGCGCCGAAGCTGCGGAAAACAGGGTCTACACGAACATGATCTTCCCGCTGCTGTACCTCAAGAAAATCGACGATGAGGACATGATTCCCTTTCAGACGATCCGCGAAGTTGAAGCCCTGATCCAGCGACTTGGCCACGATGGCGTGCGCAAGCTGCGCGCCGGCGTCGAGCAGCACTTCAGCGGCGGCGACGAGAAGGAGGACAACGCGGCGATAAAAAAATAGGAACCGCCGGCCCGGTCAGAGAAGCCATGTGGCTCGTTCATCACGGCGTTCCGTTCGAAGTCGCATTCCGCGTGGACGCGAAGACCTTCCGCCTCGATGACCTCACCCGCGCTGCACTTTGCATCGTGTGCAGTGAATTCGAGGGACGGCGGTTCAATTTCAATCGGATGCAGTTTGAGGAAGACAGATGAAGGAATTTTCGAATCTCGGCGAGTTCGGTAACCACCTCGAAAAGCGGGCGGTGGTCGGTCACGAGGTTATCCATCACGCTGTCGACCAGGCCGGCCATCTCGTCGAGGAAGCCGCCCAGGCCGAGATCGGGCATTACCAGCCCGCGGCCGGCCCGTTCCCCGCCTGGGCGCCTCTGGCCGACAGCACCGAAGCGGAGAAGGCGCGACTTGGCTATCCGACGGGCGCACCGCTGCTGCGCACCGGAGAGATGCGAGACAGCATCGGCCATCAGACCGAAGGTGACCGCACCGTCGTCGGGTCGAATGACCAGCGAATGGTCTACCACGAATTCGGCACCAATCGCATCCCGCCGCGGCCCGTACTGGGCCCGGCGCTGTTCCGCAACAAGACGCACATTGCCAACGGCATCGGCCGGATCGCGCTCGCCTGGCTCGCCGGCCTCCGATGGAAAGGGCTCAGGCTGCGCTTAACCGGAAAGGTGACCCATGATTGAAGAATACGCCGTCGGCGTCTCGCTCCGACTCCACGATCTGCTCAGCGCACCGCTGCTGAAGATTTCCGGCACGTTCAAGGAAATCGACGCGATGATCATCCGGGTCAACAAAAACCTAAAAGGCTTGAGCGTCGAGTCGGACGGCATCCGCGCGATCGCGACCGCGAGCAAATCGCTCGGCCAGCATCTCGGCACAGCGGATCGCCAGGCGGCCAGCCTGGAGAAGCACCTCGCGGCCATCAAGGCGCTTGGCCCGAATGCGTTGATCCCGGTGCCAGTATCGCGCGGCGATGGCGGCGGCAAAGGCGGGCACGGCGGCGGGGTCCACGTCGGCCCAGGCGGCGTCGGGATGTCGGCTGCCACGTTGGGTCTCGGGGACGCCCTCCTCCCAGCGGCCGGCGCTGCGGCGGTGATCTACGGCGAAAAAAAGCTGTTCGATGCTGCCAAGGATTACGAGCAGGTCTTCCAGCGATTCAAAGCGCTGAACCTGGGCGACACCGTCAACGCCGAGGCGGACAAGCTAGCCCGCGGTGCCCACAAATTCGGGGTCTCTTCGACCGACCTGATGAAGGTGCTGAGCGAGAGCGTGGGCTTATTCGGATCGTTCGAGGAAGCGAAAAAGTACGCGCCGAAGATCGCCGAGCTGGCGCGGGCAAACAGCGGAATCTTCCAAGGTGCCACCGGGGACCTCGACGAGCACGGGATCATGGGTCTCCTCAAGTTCATCGATCGACGCGGTGGATTCAAGGATGAAGCGGCGTTTAACAAAAATGTGAACCTGGCGGAAAAACTGGTCACCGGATCCGGGGGGCGCATCAAGTTCTCAGATCTCGATCAGTTCTCGCAGCGTGGGGGCACGGCCTTCCGCGGACTGTCCGATGAGGGCGTGATGGGCATGGCTGGGCTCTTGATCGAGCAAGGCGGCAATGCGGCCGGTGTCGGCTTCATGTCGATGTATCAGAACCTCGTGGCCGGTCGGACGCCGAAGAAGACGATGGCGCTGATGCAAGAGATGGGACTCGGAAAGTTGGAATACCAGGAGCACGCGACGGTCGGCGGCAAATCTCTCAAGTCGCTGATCATGACCGGCATCAAGGACTCCGAACTGCTTCAGGCGGATCCGCGCCGTTGGTATGTCGAGACATTCCTGCCAGCCCTAGCAGCGAAGGGGATCACCAAGGAATCGGACATCGTAAAGACGACAAACGACCTTCTCTCCAACCGCACGGCCTCGAACCAAGGCACGATTTTCACTACACAGGACCTGCAACTGCTGCGCGATTACAACCTCGTGAAGAATGCGAAATCGGCGGACCAGGTGACCGGGATGTACAAAACGACCGGCGCCGGCGCGGAGGAGGACTTCCAGGCCGCGTGGTCCGAGTTCAAGGTTGAATGGGGCCGATCCGTCCTGCCGCAGGTCACCGAGATGCTGCGCGGAGCCGCCGAGCTATTGCGCTCGATGTCCGGATTCCACGACAAGCACAAAGGCCTGATCGACACGGTCGAGGGGGAGGCGAAACCTGGCTTCCTGCCAAACACCGTGCGCAAGTTCATAGATCTCTTCACCCATCCAAAAACAGGCGTCACCGAAGAGCGCGACGTGCAGACAGTGGGATCTCGTAGCGATAGCGGAATCAAGGTCGTCGCCGGCCATGTTTATCTCGACGGCCACGATGTCGGAAAAGTTATGTGGAAGCAGGCCGATCGCGAGGCCTCGCGGCCGCAGGGCATCACCAGCAACCCCGATCCAAGCCGCCATTTGATGCCCGTGGGTTCCTCGGGTGACTGGTAGCCACTATGAACAGGAGACGACAATATGGGTAATCTGACCTTCGAGACATTCGTCGACGGCGTGCCCGTCGCGAGTGATCCATTTCCGGGCGGCGCGCATACCGCTGCGACTACTGCGGCACCGGTCAACGATCCCAGCCCGATCGGCAAGTTGCGCCATCCGCGCGCGATCGTCGTCATCAACGATGCGCCGCTGACCAATCGCGAGCTGGTGTCATTCGAAGTCGAGACGACGAGCTTCTACGAGGCCGATACCTTTCGGGTGGTGATCGCGCTCTCGTCGCAGAACGGCACGGTAGTGAACAGTTGGTCTTGGTGGGCGAAGCAGACGGCGCTGGTGGTGGCGATCTACTCTGGTTTTCCGATAAATCCGGATGAATACACCATCAACGATCTGCAGCAGTTGATCGTCGGTGCCGTCGACGACATCAACTTCAACCCGGTCACCGATGAAATTCTGCTGACCGGGCGTGACTTCACGTCGGTCTTCATCGATACGCAGACTTACAAAAGCTACGTGGATAAATCCAGTTCCGACATCGCCACCGCGCTGGCAGACGAGCACGATTTGTCCTCGGTCGTGACCCTGACCACCGAACTGGTCGGCGGGTACTACAAGCAGGACCACGTCACAATCATGAGCCAAGGCACTTCTCACCACAGAACACAGTGGGACCTGCTGACGTACCTGGCGCGCAAGGAAGGCTTCCAAGTCTTTGTCCGCGGCCAAACTTTGTTCTTCCAGCCGCCGCCGGATGTTGGGACGAATAATCCCTATGTGATTCAGTACGTGCCGCCGGCGCGTAACTTCATAGTACCGCATGACGTCCCGCACTCTAACGCGATCGATCTGAATTTCACGCGCGCGCTGACCATTGCCAAGGATGTAATTGTCAAGGTCTTCAGTTGGCAGGAATCGCAAGCGAATGCATTTTTCGCCACCGCCCGGTGCTCGCACAACAAAAGTACCGTGCTGCGCGGCCAACCGATCCCGATCGGGATGCCGCAGGTGTACCAGTTCACGATCGCAAATCTCACGCCTGAACAAGCGGAGGAGGAAGCAAACCAACGGCTGCGCGAAATCTCGCAGCACGAGCTCAGGGTAGAGGCCGAGTTACCCGGGGATAACCTGCTCGACATCACCAGCATCATTCAGGTCCAGGGCACGGGCACGATCTTCGATCAGCGCTACTTTCCGGACCACATCCACCGGATCTTCAATATCGAGGACGGTTACCGGATGACCGTGCGCATGAAGAACCATCCCGTCGATTCGCAGGTGTCGCCATGATTCAAGGCCTGCTCAATCAGATGAAATTGCGGGCCGCAATGACTCACGGGGCCAGCGTGAGCGTGCGGATCGGCACTATCTCTGGATACGACCCGAATACCTACACCGCGCGGGTGCTGCTGCAGCCCGAGAATATCGTCATCGGACCGCTACCGATTACATCACCCTGGATCGGGAACCAGTGGGGTCTGTTCGCGCCCCCTTCCGAGGGCGATGCGGTCGAGATCCAGTTTCAGGAGGGCGACGTCGAGGCCGGCTTTATCTGCAATCGCTTCTACAGCAAGACCGATCTCAACGATACCGTACCCAGCGGCGAATTCTGGCTTGTCCATGCGAAGGGCACGGCTATCAAGATCCACAACGATGGCAGCCTTGAGATCATCACGAATCAAAACCTCAACGCGACCATCGGCGGCCAGGCGAATCTGACCGTGACCGGCAAGGTCGTGGCATCAGCGCAGGAAGTCGATATCACCGCCACGGCCGTCAATATCACGGGCCAATTGTCGGTCAGCGGCAACATTCTGTCCGCCGCCGACATCATCGATAACACGCTCTTCAACTCGAAGACGATGGCGCAGATGCGCGGCGTCTACGACTCGCATACACACTCCGGCGTGCAGACCGGATCCGGCACGACGAGCACACCGACTCCGCAGATCTGAGAGGACGAGGAATGACCGATAAACGCTCAAAAGGGGGCTCCGGGAGCCGAAAAAAGCGTGGCAACGGGGGCACTGTTCCGGCGAAACCCGTGTCGGGTCAGGTGGTTCCGGATTACCCATCCCCCCGGTCGATCCGTCTGAACTCGCTGACGGCGCTGCGGCGAGAAATGACGAAGGTCTACAAGGATGCGAGGTCCGGCCGGATCGCAACCCCGGAAGGCACGCGGTTGGCGTACATGCTGGTCCAGGTTGCGCAGATTTGGGAACTGGCCGAGCTCGAACCGCGGTTGCGCGCGCTGGAGGAAAGATTGGCGCCCGAGAGCGGGATGCCCGCCAGGCCGGTGCTTAACTGAAATGGCGATCACCCGAAAGCAAATCGCGACGCGCATCGCCCAGTTGGAAGAGGCGGCCGCGCAGCAAGGAGGCGGCGGCGCTGATGGGGCCCTGTCACGCCGCTGGCTGGCAACCATGACCCTTGACGAGCTCGTGGAATTAGAGCGCGTGATTGTCGAGAACGATGCCGAAGGGCAAGCCGCATTCCAGAGGCGCCTGGATGAATGGGCAACAAACCAAAACACGGGAAGGACGCTATGAATGCACGATCGCGTGAAGAGATTATCAAGACCTTGAGCGAGCCGTCGGCCGTGGAGGCGATTAGTCGCCTTACCGATCTCGCCATTTTCGCCGGCTTCGTGCAACCGGAGCCCGAGCAGCCTCCGGTCGAGGCCTTCATCAATGCGACGCTGTCCGGTTCGATCTCGAAAGAGGAGCAGGACGCACTGGTCCGACTTGTGCGCTTGGCGGAGCAACGAAAGAGATGAAGAACCTAATGCGAAGAATGGATCGCGTTGCTGGGAAACTGGAAGCAAAGCTCGATTCCCTCAGCCCGGTTCACGATCTCACGGACGACGAGGAGGCGGCTTTCCTCCGATGGAGTGCGGATCACTCGCGGACAGGGAATGTGCGATACGACCCACGGGCACTATCAGACCGCGAGCTGTGGAAAATTATTTCGCCTTTCATAGCAGAGTGGCGAGCATCTCAAGCGCATCAACAATTCAACCTCACAGGAGCACGCAAATGAAAGTTTATCGTCACGGCGAAAAAGAACAGAACCTCACCCTGCACGTACAGCCAGGGATCAAGATCGACGCATCGGAATTCAAGGATATGGATGGCAAGCCGATTCTGATCTCGGTGCAATTCAAGGACGGCGTTGCGGATGTCCCCGACAACCTCGGCCGCTTTCTGATCGATAACCATCTCGCTGCCAAGTCTCAGCAGCGCATTCTCGTGCCCTAAATTCCACTTTTTAACCGGAGATCGATTATGAAACTCGCATTCAACAAGCGCGCAGAACAACTAATCGTCGAAGTCCCTACCATCATCGGTACGTCATTCGAAGGCGGCTATTACTTCGGACGCATGATGGTCGGGGTCGATGCTTACGCACTGGTCGTGCCGGTGCCGATGGCACACTACATCAAACGCCCATTTTCCTGGAGCGAGACATCTGAACCGATTGCAGGCGCGCGGAGTTACTGCGATGGCCTGGCCAATACGCGGGCGATGGCGGCAGCCGGCAGCAAACTTGCGCAGTGGGCGCTCGATCAACGCATTGGCGGCCACGACGACTGGTTCATCCCGAGCCGCCAGGACGCGCTGGTCTTTCACTCCAACAAGCACCTGGCCTCGGAGGAGTATCTCCAGTACGGCGGCTTTGATGGCTTCGAAACCGAATACGTCTGGACGTCCACGGAGTGCCACATGGATTCGTCGTTCGCTTGGGCCATGCCTCTAAAACTCGGCAGTCATCTGGCAGTCAGCAAAGATGAGCGGCTGCGCAGCGGTGTCGTCCGCCGAGTCAAAATCTAGCCATTCAACCTATTGAGGAAATCGATCATGGGCATGTATTCGTTCGCCGCGTCCGACAAGCCGATAAAGGACAGCAGCAAAATAGCGGGTGCCGGACAGTCAAACACGCCGGCCCGGAAAGCCGGGGGGATGTTGGACATCCTGTCCGGTCAGCTCGCGCGCACCCACGAGGCCGCCGATTTTCAGCAGCATTCCGCGCTGAATGCCTTGTATACGCACCTGGTCGAGCTGAATAATAAGCTTGAGCACATTGAGGCCAAAATCGAGGGCGAGGCGGCAGAGATTGTCGCCTACTTCAAAAGGGTGCTCTGAAGAGCGCGCCCATGCTGGCGCGCGCAGCATGGGATCCTCATTTGTCCCCTTTGACCCTCGTGGTAAGCTGGCCGGCAGCCTTGCTCATGACGGGAGGAAGCAGCCATGGCGAAGGGCAAGAATCGGGTCTACCGTAAGTCGAAGAATTACAAGGTCGATTTCTTTGTCGTGACGCACGGGGGCAAAACGAAGCACGCGGTATTGCGAGAATTTCTCAAAAGCGCGAAAAAAGGGTACACACCCGCCTTTGCGCTCGTGCCCGGCGAAAACGAGCAGTTCATGATCCGCAATCTGGTAACGCTCGGCAAGGGTGGCGTATTCAAGGGCGTGTTCGGTCGCTGCCGGTTTGGCGAAACCCCATTACAGGGTACTGCGGACGGGCTCGAAGAGGACGTCAAGTTGAAACCCGGCCATGGCTTGGTCGAGAAGAACCATTTTCTTTACTTCTCCGACCGCAATCTGATGGTGTATCAACGCGACCCGAATGGCAGCCACTACGGCCGATTTCAGCGCTACCTGAACCTTGCAACAAAACAACAAATTGCCCTCGAACCGATTCTGACGACCGACGCCTACGATCGGCTCATAAACGGCGGCGATGCCAGAATTATTGATGTATCGTTCCAGCAACCCAAAGATCCGGCGCTCTACCAGGATTTGTGGTTGAAAGACGCAATCAAGCTGGTGAAGGATGTTGGTGGCATCAATGCGCGAGTCCGGATCAGCGTGGGGCGATCCCGCTCGTCGAAGCTCGAAAAAATCAAGAATGCAGTTGTCACGCTTGCGAAGAGCGGTTTGGCCAAGGTGGCACGAGTAAAACTAGAAGACGAA